TATAGTGTTATATTTGCTTTAAGTAATGAAGTGAGACGCATTATCTAAAAAGACATTATAAGAATCCTATTATTGAAGCCCGTCTCACTTAACGGCTGATATAATAGGATTTTACTTTTTACATAACTAAATAGTTTATCCGTATCTTAAAACGGTTATTATTATGGCAAAATTTGAATTAAAGTTTATTGACGAAACAAATGAAAATGATTTTATAGCAGTAATTAAATGCGAATTATTATCAGGAGAAAACGAAGGAAATAATATAATTTCTATTTACGGTAAATGTTCTAATAATATTTTTGAAATAGTTTTAGACAAATCAACAGCTATTAAATTCGCTAAAACACTTAGAACTGAAATTAATAAAATTACAGAAAGCGAGGGTGAAAATGGCGGAAGGTAAAAAATCTTTTGTTGCTTATTCTGATTGGGATGGTATGTTTAAAGCATTACCTGACGATGTAGCTGGTAAATTAATTAAACATATATTTTCTTATGTTAATGACCAAAATCCAGAGTCAGACGATTTTGTTATTAATGCTTTGTTTGAGCAAATTAAAGCTACATTGAAGCGAGATCTTAAAAAATGGGACACTCAGAGAGAACAAAGAAGTGAAGCGGGTAAAAAATCAGCAGAATTAAGAGCTTCAACGAAATCCAACGAGCGTTCAATTCCGTTGAACGAAACGCAACGAAATCCAACTGTAAGTGTAAGTGTTAGTGTAAGTGTAAATACAACTACTAATAACTCTGTAATAAAATTTGAAGATGCTGTAAAAATATGTTTATTCGATGAAAATTGGAAAGAAGATGTAGAGAGAGTTTATAAAATAGACAGGAATAAAATTCATTTAGCATTAACAGACTTTACAAACCATTGTGGAACTATCGGAGAGAAAACAGATAAATCACTTAAAAATTTTCAAAAACATTTTACTAACTGGGTACGAATAAAAAAACAATACGCAATTTAAAAAATAGAAAATATGAAAGAAGAATTAATATTGTTAATTAAAAAAACAGAAATTCAATCTAATTTATTAGAATCATTAATTAATACTAAACAAACTAAAGGCGATTTACAAAGATTCAAAACTGTAAAGAAATTTGTAGACGGGTTTATTATTGATTTAAAAAAAATAGATAGATTATGAAACTAGGCAAATTTGATTGTAGTACAGGATTAATAAATATTCTTTATAATGATAATTTAGCAAATATTTCAGTTAGAACATCAAATATAAAAGATATGTTATTAGTAGATAAACTGCAAAAAGAAAATAGTTATGCAGTTGGATTTATTCAGAAAACTATTTGGGAAGATTATGTTTGGGGTGGTAAAAGAAACTTTATTGTATTAATTTGTGAAGCGAATAATGATGCAGTAGGATACGTTTTAATTACTCCAGCAAGAGGAAGTTATAAATATGCTAAAATACAACAGATAGCGGTTAGAAATGATGCAAGAAGATTGCATTACGGAAAAGCATTAATTGAAGTTTGCCGTGATTTTTGTGAGACATTTGCAAGGGTTGGTTTTACTTTACGATGTCGTACCGATTTAGATAGTAATCATTTTTGGAAAAAATTAGGATTTGAAAATTACGGAACTTGGGAAAAAGGGAAAATTAATCACGTTGGTTTCAAAGCTAGTGCAGACATTAATTTATGGAAAATTGATTTAAATAAAAATATTTATTCATTATGGAATTAATTTTAAAAATTGAAAAACTATGAGTTGGGCTAATCAAAATGCATTACAAAGAGTGTTCAACGTATATAAGCGTTTTAAAGAACAAAAAGGTAAATTATGGGATAATGATATCGAAGCATTAAAAACTATCGACAAAGCCCTTGAAAATGATTCTAAAAACTATGTTAATGATAATTTACTATTCGCAAAGTTATTAGTTTATGTTTTAGATAGAAACGTACATCAAAACGGAGATATTAAAGCATCTATTAAAATTGTTGCTGACATACTAAAAGAACCTTTAGATTATCATTTACAAATGTTTCATATTAATTTAAATCAAAAAGGAATAGATAGCTATTTACAAAGTTTAGGTTATAATTTAGAACATTTAAACCACGATAAAAAAGTAAAAGAGCAAAACGAATTGATTTTAAAAGACAACCAAAAAGAAATAATTGAAAAAATGAAAGTAAACTGGACTTATGATAATGTAAAGAAATCGTTTTACAATACTGCAAATCAATTTTTACAAGAAACCGATAATTATATTTAACGGTATTTTGCTAGTATAAGTGGTAAAAAACCAACTGTCAAGAAATCCTTGACTATTCAAAAACCAACTAATCCAAGCCTGAAAACAACACGCTGTTATCAGGAGTACGACAATTAAAACTAAATATGTTATGAAGAAATCAGCGCACCAAATTTGGAAAGAAGCCAAAGAACACAATTTAAGTGATGAAGAATTTAAAGAAATTCTAAAAAAAGAAAGAGTAATTGTACATAAAGAAAAATTTTTAAATGAAAAAGAAATTAACAATAACAGGAATATTTAATGATGAATTCACAAACTACGAAGACAAGGAATCAAGTATTTCAATGATTATAGATGATGAATTAGATTGTAAATGCACTCCGCATAGACAATGTTTTATACACCGAGATATTGAAGGATATGTTTTAACTGACATTACTAAATAACCGAAATCGTAGTATTCCTGATAACGGTTCGCGTGTTGCTTTTCGGCTGGCGTAAAAAAGCCAAATGTTTCGGTTGAGAAACCATAAATCTGACACAAAACATTACTAATCAAAGCCTAGTGTAACAGCTGAAAATAACACGCTGTTATCACTTCGGCTTTTTTAACACTAAAATTTATGATACCAACAGCAGAGGAATTTTTTAAAGGTATTAGTGAGCATAAAGACTATTTAAATATAGCTAAAGCATTCGCTAAAATGCACGTTACAGAAGCATTAAAACAAGCTAGTGAAAATGCTTCTTTACAGATAGAAGAAGCAAATAGTTATATAAGATACAAATCTCATAGTTGTAAAGGAAGAACTTTTATAATTGCTAAAGATTCTATTTTAACAGACTGTTTTTTAGACAATGTTGTGTAAGCTGAGTGATAACGGTTCGCTAGTATAATTTCGGCTTGAATAAATAAAAGACCGTATTTCGGATAAAAAAAAGTAAAAACAAATACAAAAAATTAACAACCTAAAGACCGATACAAAAGCTGAAATATACTATCTGTTGTAGTTAGGTTTTTTAAACACACGAATTATGATACAAAAAAAACAAATAGAAAAACAAGCTAAAGTATTATGCGAAAAATTTAATGATGTGCGTACTCCATCAGAAATGAATTTTGAAGGAAAAATAAATTTAACACCTTTGAGTTATTTAGCAAAAAAAGAATGTGCATTAATATCTCTTGATTTTTTATTATATAACGAATTTTGTGTAATCCCAATGATTCATAAAGAATATTTTAGAGAAATAAGGAAAGAGATAGCAAAACTACAACCTGCGTAACTTTGGCTACAAAGTTGAGCAAACTTACCTACAACTATCTGCTAACACTGATAAAATTATTACAATAATCTAAAAACACTAAAAAACTATGAATTTCGACGAACTAAGCAAAGAATCAAAATCAGAAGAAATTTTAAATTTTAATGATATACACGAAAAATCTTTAATCGATTTAAGTTTGGTTTATGAACGACCGCCTTTGAGAATTTCAATAGGTAGAGACGATAAATCTTATAAAGGCGTTCATCATCCTTTAAGATTTGGAACAGCAGGAAATATAAGCATGATTAAAGGCGAAGAGAAAGCGAGGAAATCATTTTTGAAATCTTTAATACTTGGATGCTCTTTTGGTGGACAATCGAATATTTACACTAATTCAATTGATATAGTTGGGCATGAGTTACAAGATAAATATATTATTGATGCTGATACCGAACAAGATGATTATGATGCTTGGCAATCAGCTATAAGAATACCTAACATGGTTGGATGGGCTCCAGAAAATTATATCCCTTTAAAGTTAAGAGAATATACGCCTAATGAAAGGTTACAATACATTGAATGGCTATTTATGGAAAGCGAGTATAGGAATAAATTAGGAGTAGTTTCAATTGATGGTTATGTTGATTTGATTAACGATTTTAATTCATTGACTGAAAGCAGTAATTTAACGCAAAAACTAATGAAGTGGTCGAGTATTAGTAAATCACATATAACAGGAGTTTTGCATTTAAATCCCGGTTCTGATAAAGCAAGGGGTCATTTAGGAACCATACTGCAAAATAAATGCGAGACTGTTGTAATTATTGCAGACAAAGGAACTTATAAAGAAGGAAAAGAAGATGTAGGTTATTCTTTAGTTACTTGTCAAAGAGGAAGAGGGAAAAAATTTAAGGAGTTTTGTATTAAAGTTAATAATGATTGGTTACCAGAAATAATAGACAATCCAGAAGGAGAAAGTTGGGTATAATTTAAATAAAAAACTATGAGTTATTATAAAGTAAATAAAAAATATGATGAAATGAGTATTGAAGAATTAGAACATCAAAAATATAGACATTTTAAAAACCCTAAGTTTTATTTAAAACTAATTAAACCTCCGTTTTATTATACATGGATGAACTTATTAAATTTAAAAATAGAAAAACTAAAAAACTATGAAAAACAAACGGTCACCATTGCAAAGAATTAACAGAATTATGAAGTTTTATGAGTCACGGGGCGTGAACAAAGAAAGAGTAAATACAGTTTATAGAAATATTTTAAAAAGTAGATATGAACTATAAAATACAAATAAAACCATTAAGCGTTAACGAAGCGTTTAAAGGCAAAAAGTACCGTACAACTAAGTACGATGTATTTATTCGAAATTGTTTGTTATTACTGCCTTTAAAATTAGTAATACCAGACGAAACAAATATTAAATTAGCTATTGAGTTTGGATTTAGTTCTAAAGCAAGTGATATAGATAATTGTTTAAAATCTTTTATAGATTGTTTGGTTAAAAAGTATAAAGTTGACGATCGTTTTATTTATGAAATGCACGTTTTTAAAACTATTGTAAAAAAAGGAGAAGAATATATAAAATTTAAAATTTATTAAAAATGTCAAACTGCCGTCATTGCCAGCTAAAATGTAAAACACAAGGAAAGACCAATTGCGACAAATACAATGCAATAGCTAATAAACCGAGCCAATTACCAGAAAAAATCAGAGAAGCGTTTAAAAATAAAGATTATGAAAAAGCTAAACAACTGCAAGAGGCTCTTTTCAGATTAAATCACGGTTAAATAAGAATAAATTTTGTATATTTGCATAGTAGAGTCGTAGCTACTAATAAAAATTTTATATAAATTCCCGCAATGATAAAGACTACGACCTTTTGATTTGTGGGTTTTTTATTTTATGGAAATTTGGAAATCAATAAAAAATTGCAAGGGTTATGAAGCGAGTAATTATGGTAATATTAAAAGCTTAAGCAGGATAATTTTAAGAAATGGTAAATACCCTATATTAAGTAAAGAAAAAATATTGAAGCCAAGCTTAAATACTAGAGGATATTTAATTGTAAATATTTGTATAAATTCAAAGTCAAAAACCAGAACTGTACATCAATTAGTTGCTATTGCTTTTTTAAATCATGTTCCCTGTGGATATAAATTAGTTGTTAATCATATAGATTTTAATAGGATTAACAATAATGTTGAGAATTTAGAAATAGTTACTTCTAGAGAAAATAACAATCTTAAGCATATAAAAAACACAAGCATATATACTGGAGTTTGCTGGAATAAAAAAGAAAAAAAATGGAGTGCTCAGATTTTTATTAATAAAAGAAAAAAGCATTTAGGATATTTCAAAAAAGAATATGATGGACATATAGCTTATGAATACGCATTAAAAATCATGGGTAAATGTTAAAGTTTTAAAAATGTATTGTTATGTTAGTTATTATACTTACATTTGATAAAAATTATTAATTATGACAAAACAAAAAATAATACAAGAGGCTTACGGAGAGTATTGGGAAGTGATTAAAGATTGTGTAGATGAAAATGGATGGATTATAAATGCAGTCTCTATAACTAGAAAAATTTATTTGGACTTAGAAAGACAAGTTAGACGTCATAAAAAAGATTCTAGCGGGATGATAGGAATGAACGCACGTCCAAAATCACTTCAAGGAATAGAAAACAACAACGGTTGGATTAAAATTGAAAGTGAAAATGATTTGCCAACTGACAAAACAACACAATATAGTGTTTCTAAAGAAAAAAAAGTATTTCAAAGTACAATTAACTGCGGAACCGTAAAACATTGGTTTAATATCGGCAAAATAACACACTACCAACCAATAATTAAACCACAACCGCCAATTTACTAATCATGGAAGCAACACACAACATTAAGTACGAAGGTTTAGAACTTGAAGTAAAAGGAGAATTTCAAGAAGCAGAAATTGAAACAGGATATAAAGGAGGTTGGATACATTGGACTATTGAAACTAATGGAGTAGATATATCTTGGTGGCTTAAACCAGAAATTATAGAACAAATTAATCAAATTGTTATTGACGAAAATTATTGATTATGAAACTATACGATGATTTAGCAAATATGCTATTTAAACTATTTATAAAAACAATATTAATAATAATTTTAATCTTTACATTATGGGTAATACTAAAATAATACCGATAGCAATGAAATGCAATAAAGAACAGTTTGATGCTGTTAAAGAGAAGTTAGAGCATTTATTATTTAATTACGCAACTAACGGAGAATATCTAACTAATGACTATTCTAGAAGTGGCGAGATTGGTTTTTCAGAAATGAAAGGAGGTGAATATAGTGAAAGAAAAGTTTACGAAACATGGAATGAAGAAATTTTCTTAAATGCTTGTGGAATTGAAACTGAACCAACTTACACAATCACAAAAGAGCAATTACTTGAATTAGAAAAAGGATTTACATTGCCTAAATTAAAACAATGGTTTCCTGATGTGTTTGAGGTTAAGTTAGAGGTTGGGAAGTGGTATAAATCCAAAGATTCAAAATTATTATATTTTATCTTAGAAATAAAAGACAGAAATAATATTAATGCATACGGTTTTGACGCAGAGGGAATTTACAATAAAAGTCAATCAAATTATGAATGGGGCACTCCTAATAATTATACAGAAGCCACAGAACAAGAAGTATTTGAAGCCTTGAAAAATGAATCGGTGAAGAGGGGGTTTGTAGGTAATATTTACGTAAACCTTTATGAAATTGGATTTGTAAATAATGATTTATTAATAAGTAGTGAAATTACTTGGAAAGATGGGTGGCTTAATTATGGAACAAAAGGAACTGCTATATTTAGAAACGGCAAATGGGCAACAATAATAAAAACAATAACAAAAAAAGAAGCTGAAGAAAAACTTAATTGTAAAATAGTTTAATTATGAGCAAACTAACAAACAAATACGAAACAATTTTCGAAATGGAAGCGAGATTGAAAGTTGAAGCTAAGAAATTGGCAGAAAAGTTTAAAGATATAAAAACAACTAAATATTTATTGAAATGAGAGAGGGATATACAATACAGAGTTTTATAGCAAAAGATGATATATTTTTGTTGGTAGACAACTATAAAGATAGTAACTTATCGTTTAATATTGGAGCGAGGTCTAAAAAAATACTAAATATTCTTAAAGACAAACATTCTATCGGAGTATGGAAAATTAAATCTAAATAACTAATTTTTACCCTTAATCTATTATTAAGGGTTTTTTTGTATATTTGTGTAAATGAATATGGGCGTAGAGTATAATGTTGGGATGGTTACGGCATCTTTTAATTAAGTTTCTAACATAGGTTCGAGTCCTATTGCGTCCACAAAATAAATATAATGATAGAACAATTATCTAAAAAAGACTCTTATTGGAGAAAGATTGCATTTAATATATGCAAGGATAAATCTACGGCTGATGATTTAGTAAATGATATGTATCTAAAATTATATGATTGCAAAAAAGAAATTAACGACGGATATGTTTATAGGGTTTTAAATAGTATTTTTATTGATTCTAAAAGACAATCAAAGCATTTTGTCACTACTGAATTAGAAAATATTATTTTTATCCAAAACGATATAGAAATAGATTTAGAGCAAGAAAAAGAATTTGAAGTTACAAAAAAAGTATTTTCAAATTTAAAGAAATATGAACAAATAATAATCAAACATTCTTATGAGGATGGACTAAGAAAGTTTTCAAGAGATAGCGAAATATCTATTTCAACAGTCCAAAAAATAAGAAATAAATGTAAAAGTTTAGCATGGGAAGAAAAAAGAAAGTTACAGGAATTGGAGACGTTATCGCCAAAGTTACAGGTTCAGTTGGGATTACCCCTTGTGAATCTTGTAACAACAGAAAGGATATTTTAAATGTAATGTTTCCTTTTCAAAGAGCAAAGGAAATGACAATAGATCAAAAAGAATGGTACGGAGATTATTTAAAAAGAAAGAGTAATGTTTTAGTAAGCGAAGATAGGATTAAGATAGGTGAAATTTATAATGATGCATTTCAAACCGATGTAAAACTTTGTGGCACTTGTTCTGGATTGTATCAGGCTATAATTAAAAAGTTAACTAAATTGTATGAATTGTAATTTGAATATCCAAAAATTTTTCAAATGGAAGAGCAAAAAGAAGTAAAGAAAGGCGCAGGAGGCGCAAGAGCTAATGCAGGACGCAAAACAAAGGCTGAAGAGGATAACGTTACATTAGTTTTTTTAAGTGCCTTAAAAGAGGTTTATAGAGCCGAAACAGATTTCGATGCTAAAGTAGGTTTTACAAAAGATTTGTTAGATTCTCAAAGAGGACAGATATTTGTAGCTGAGCATATATTTGGCAAGCCTAAAGAAACTGTAGATCAGAATGTAAACATTAATAGTTTTGAATTAAAAGATATAATTAAATTTAAAGATTGATTGTTTTAAATAAAAAATACAATTCACTTTTTGAGAACGAAACTCGTTTTTTTATTATAACAGGCGGTCGTGGTTCTTCAAAGTCTTTCGGGGTTGGTACGTTTGCCAGCCTTTTGTCGTTTGAATCAGGACATAAAATATTGTTTACAAGAAAAACAATGACATCCGCACATCTATCTATCATTCCAGAGTTTCAAGAAAAGATTGACTTAATGGAATTAAATGAACACTTTCAGGTTAACAAGCAAGAAATAGTTAATAAGAAATCAAGTAGCGAAATTATATTTAGAGGTTTACAAACTTCATCTGGAAGCAACACAGCTAATTTAAAATCATTACAAGGTGTTACTACTTGGATATTAGACGAAGCAGAAGAGGAAACAAGCGAAACAAATTTCGATAAGATAAATCTATCTATTAGAACAAAAGGAAAGCAGAATAGAGTTATATTAATACTTAATCCTGCCACTAAAGAGCATTGGATTTATAAAAGATTCTTTGAAAGTTGCGGAGTTGAAACTGGATTTAATGGAATTAAAGGAAATGTTACTTACATTCACACTACTTACTTGGACAATATTGACAATTTAGACGAAAGTTTTATTGAGGAAGTAGAGCGAGTAAAAGAAAGCAATCCTAAAAAATACAACCACGTAATTTTAGGAGGTTGGTTAGATAAAGCCGAGGGGGTTGTTTATACTAATTGGAAAATTGCGCCTTTCGTTTATAATGATTACAATTACTTTGGGCAGGATTACGGATTTACTATTGATCCAACTACATTAATAGAAACTTGTATAGATAAATCGACTAAAACTATATGGGTTAAACAGCACTTATACAAAACAAAACTTACCACTGCCGAAATAGCAAACGAAAATAATCGTTATGCCGGACAAAAGTTAATAATTGCAGATAGTGCTGAACCTCGTTTAATATCGGAGCTTAAAAGTAAAGGAAATAATATAAAAGGAATTGATAAACCAAAGATTGCGGAACGTGTTAGATTGTTACAAGATTGGAATATTATTGTAGACCCTGATTCAAAAGATATAATTAAAGAGCTTAACAATTACGCATGGAGTAATAAGGCAGGAGAAGTTCCAAACGATGATTTTAATCACACATTAGATCCTTTAGGATATATCCTTTGGGACATAATAGGAAAGCCAAACAGAGGCAAATACAATATAGGGTAAAAACGTTATATAAGTATGAAAGTAGTAATTCCAGAAACATTAAACGAAATAACTTTAGACCAGTTTTTAAAGTTTCAAAAAGTAATTAAAGCAGAAGATATTACAGAAGATATTTTATGTTTGGCAATGGTGACTATATTTTGCAAGTTAACAGTTGAGCAAGCAAGAAATATTGAAGTTAAAGACTATAACGAAATTGTTTTACAATTATCAGAAGTATTAAAACAAGATCCTAAATTTATACAAAGGTTCTCTCTAGAAGGTATGGAGTTTGGTTTTATACCTAACTTAGATAATATTACAGCAGGTGAGTATATAGATTTAGATACTTATTTAAAAGATGAAGAAACGCATATTAACGCAATGGCTATTTTATACCGTCCTATTGTTTCATCTATTAAAAATGATTATAAAATTGACGCTTACGAAAGTTCAGAAAAGTATAAGGATGTCATGCAATTTATGCCTTTGGATGTGTATTTAGGTTCGATGGTTTTTTTTTACAATTTAAGCAACGAATTATTGACAGCTACGAAACTCTATTTTCAACAGTCGAAACAGGCGAAGGAGTTAGAAGCGGTTTTGGCGACAAGTGGGGTTGGTATCAATCAATTTATACAGTTACTGGAGGAAGCGTGTTTGACTTTGAAAAAGCAACTTCAATGGAATTACATGAATTTCTTACATTCTTAGAGTTTAAAATTGATTTAGCAAATGAAGAAAATAAACATATAAAAAATGAATAAATATAAATTAATATTAGACTTAATACTTTTTATAATTCACGTTATAATAATAATATATTTAATAAAACAATTACTTAAAAAAAATGAATAAGTATAAATTATATAGAATTTTTAAAGGCGGTGTTTGGTTTAGATATAAATATATTTATTCAGGATTTAATCATACTTTAAATCAAGATTTTATTTGGAGTCAGAAACCTTTGAATATTAAAAATTATAATTTAATAGATACTGAAAATTATGAATAGTTTTTACACCGTTATCGAATATTTAAAAGACTTCTTATTACAAGATATTGATGTTAATACTGTAACACATGGATCTGTTGAAGATGTTGATATTGATAAGAAAAATATATTTCCATTAGCTCACATATTAGCTACAGGAATGAGTTTTCCTGTTGGAATGGTAGCGTATAACTTTACTATTCATATATTAGACCAGCGCAATATTTCTAAAAAGAAAGTCACTGATAAATGGCTTAAAAACGATAATGAATTAGATAATTTAGCTACGTGTGGAGCTGTTGTAAATCGTTTAGTTTCTAATTTAAAGAGACAATATAATGATTTTGATATTGATTTATTAAACGAACCAAACCCAGTCCCTGTTATGTATCAGTTTACAAATGTTTTAGATGGCTGGCAAGTTGATATTCAGTTAGGTATTTCAAATAATATAGAAGTATGTTAGATAGACAAGCCACAAACGAAACTTTACAGGCATTTTCTAAGTACGTTATACAACAGTCACGAACTAATTTAACTAAAGGAGATAAAAACGTTTCTAAAGACTTATATAATAGTTTAGGCTCTGATGTAACAGTAAGCAGAAATAGTTTTGGATTGTCATTTAAAATGGCTGATTACGGTAAGTTTCAAGACTTAGGAGTTAAAGGTAAAACATCGAGTTCAAAAGCACCTGATAGCCCTTATAAGTTTGGAAGTGGAACAGGTAAAAAAGGAGGTTTAACACAAGGGATTAATCAATGGGTAAGAGCAAGGGGTTTTCAATTTAAAGATAGGGTTACAGGTAGATTTTTATCTTATGATTCAACTGCCTTTTTAATCACACGTTCGGTTTATAACAAAGGAATGAAAGCGACTAAATTTTTTTCACGACCTTTTGAATTAGGATTTGAAAGATTACCAGATGAAATAGTAGAGTCTTACGGATTAGATGTTGAAAGGTTTTTAAAAAACACATTAAAATAATATGGCATTTTCAAGTATAACAATAGAATTTCTAAGCGTTCCAAATATAGACGATACTATAAATATAGATGAGTCTTATTTGGATTTGTCTTTGAATGAAATATTTAAAGAATTAAGAACTTCTGCAGGAGAAAGTGAAACGCCTATATTTGAACCTGCCGATGGGATGCACGCTGATAGATGGATAGGATTCTCTTCTGAATTTTACGCTTATGCTTTTGATTTAGATTACAATGCGTCCGATTTGTTTACTATAACTAAAACAAACGGAACTTTACATCAAGGACTAGGGACTGTTATAATAACAGCAAATTATGATGGAGCTTTATTTTATTTAGTTTCCACTACTGCTGATTTAAATGTGACAATAAATAATGTAGATTATACGCCACCACCCGTAGAACCGGGCGATACTGCTTTACCTACGATAACTTTTCCAGATGCTAATGTTTTATCTCGTTCACCATTTTTCGTATCAGAAACTCCATTAGTTCCGTTTGATGAAATAAGAGCGAACTTATATATTTATAGAGGTGATAAAATAGCGGACAGACCATTGATTGCAAATTATTCTTTTTCAAAGAGAATAGTTATTGCCTTACAACCTAAAATATCTTTTGATATTCATAAAATAGTAAACGACTATGTTAAGAATAATTATACTGCAATATTTGGATCAGGCGCAAATACAACATCTACTTTAGATACTGTTTGGTGTTATGTTGATGCTGAGATATATTTTGACTATGCTTTTAGATACAGAATATTACAACAGCTATTAATATTCGATGGCTTTGGTTATACGACTGAATTAGCTAATCCTATACTAAATAAAAAAGTATTAAGCAGTATTGATTCACACGTTATTTATTCTAGTGCTGATTACCCTTTATATTTCATTACAAAGGATTTAGTGAGTATAAATGTAAATGGAGTTAACGCACCTTTTACTTACAATCAGGATTTTAATAATCAAAGAGTAGGCTATATAAACATATCAAATTACATAGGATTATCAACTTCATTTAATGCGGTATTTGTTTATAGTGATGAAACCGTTACGCATTCATTTAGCATAAAAGAAGAGTGTAGATTTACTGTTATTAATTGTGTATTTAAAAATAAGTTTGGATTTTGGCAAACAATACCTTTTAACAAGCTATCTAAAAAATCCATAGATTTTGAAAGTCAAGATTATTCAGGATTAGTAGCGACTTACGGAGAATATAGTTTAACACAGCACGAAAAGAAATCTTTTTTATTAAACGGTAAAGAGAAAATAAGTGTTAATACTGATTTTATAAGTGAAAATTATAATGCTTTATTTACTGAATTAATGTTAAGTGAGTTTGTTTATTTAGAAGAAAACGGAACTACTTTGCCAGTAAATTTAATTAAGAAAACATTTGAAAAGAAAACAAAATTAAATAATAAGTTGATTCAGTATTCAATGGAATTTGAATATAGTTTTAAACTAATGAATACTATTTTATAAATGGATGTATCGGTATATATTAAAGGTCAAAAGTTAGATTTATTTCAAGATGAAAATATAGAAATGAATTTGAATGCGAAAAATATTTCTGATATATCAAAGATATTCGCAGACTTCACACAAGGTTTTACAGTTCCGGCAAGCCCGAACAATAATAAAATATTTGAATATTGGTACGACGCAACTGTAGATGGAACTTATAATGCAAATTTAAGAGTTGATTCTTTAATTGAAATTAATACTTTGCCTTATAAATATGGTTCTATCCAAATGGATGGTGCGAAATTAAAGGACGGTTTGCCTTATTCGTATTCAATAACTTTCTTTGGGAACGCAGTAAACTTATCAGATTTGTTTGGAGAACTAGAATTAAAGGATTTAGATTTAAGCGCATACAATCATGAATACAATAGTACTATGGTTTCAGATGCAATGCATAAAGATACTATTGCTAACGGAGACATTTATTATCCTTTAATAAATTCAGTTCAAGAAATGAGTATTGACAACGGAGGGTTAACAGATTTAACAAATGCAAGTAACGGAATATCTTATAGAGACTTTAAGCCAGCGATACGATTAATAAAGTTAATTGAAGCAATAGAGACTAAATTTAATGTTGCTTTTACACGTGACTTTTTAGGGCGTGCTGTTTTTTATAATGCTTTTATGTGGTTGAGTAGAGAATCAGGACAAATGAAAGCGTTTGGCGAAAGATTAACAGTTAATTTAAACACTCAAAGTGGAGAAGGTTTTTCTATTAATGGAACAACTGATACTATTACTTATTTAGGTAGTGAAAACAGAATAAGTAGAAGAGTTTCAATTACAGTTAAGCCAGAAACAGCTTATTTAACAGTGCCTTATAAAATATCAATATATAATAACGGTGATTTATTTAGTGAAGTTGAAGGTTTAGGTAATACTCAAGCAAGAATAGAGTCTCCTATTAGTAATTCAGCTCAATTTAAAGTACAAAGCACTAGTGAATTTCAATTTACTACGTCTGTTTCCGTAATTAAAAGACAAACTTTTCTATTAGCTCCGACAAGTAATACTGGTTTTACACAAAATACAGCTTTGCAATCTATTACAAGTGATGTTATTGTTTCAGACCAAGTGCCAAATATAAAGATAAAAGACTTTTTCGGCTCTTTAATCAATCAATTTAATCTAATTATTAAGCCTGAAAACGGTAATTTATTCTATATCGATACTTTAGATAATTGGTATTTAAAAGGAGACACTTTCGATATTACAAAGCTAGTTGATATAAAAGATATTGGAGTTAAAAGACCTGATGTAAAGAAACAAATTGATTTTAAATATCAAAAAGCAGGTACTATTTTAGCAGGTCAATATGAAATTAATAACTCAATAGGTTACGGAGATTTAAAAGCAAAGTTTGATATTTCAGGCAGTGATTTAAAAATAGAAAGTCAGTTTGAAAATATTTTATTTGAAAGATTACCTAATGAAATAACAGGAGATTTAACAGATATACAAGCAGGTTTTTCAATTGATAAAGAATTAAAACCATACAACGGCAAGCCTATTATATTTTATAAAAACGGATGGGCTTATTCTGATGTTAACTTATATTTACAACCTTCAATAACATTAACAAAAGTATTTCACACTGCTACAGAAGATAATATAAAATTTGCACAAGTTACAAGTAGTTTGAATTTCGGAGCTGATAACAGTTCTTTTTTTCAAGTGCCTATAGATAAAAGTTTATATCATAATTGGTGGTATAATTATATAGCTGATTTATACAATAGAAAAACAAGAGTATTAACTTTAAAATGCGTTTTGCCTGTTACTATTTTATATAAATTAACTCTAAATGATTTGTTTATTATTGGCGATATGAAATATAAAATTTCAACAGCTAAAGTAGATTTAACAACAGGTCAAAGTGATATTGAAATATTTACAGATTATTCGATACCTTCCGATTCAATAGCTAATTTAATACCTATAACAGTTGATAATACTTTTATCACAGTTGATTCAACAGCTATAACAGTTGATTCAGTTTATAAATATGATCCTGCTTATTCATTTGTAACTAATAGTATCTCAATTGATTTGTATGATAGTACCAATGCAATGGAAATATTTGAGGTTAAAATAAATGCTAATGCAACGTGGAGCGCAACGCCTCAGGATTCGTGGTTAAGTGTAAATAATGTTAACGGTAATAAAACAGGATATATTAGGGTTACCGTTTCAGAAAATACAGGGGCTTTTAGAACAGGAACAATAAAAATCGTTATTAATACAGAGGAATTTATTTTAACCGTAACACAGGAATAATGATAAAGCTAATATTAACACTATTACAGTCGAATGATTGGATAAATGCAGGAGAATATACAGAGATTGCAAAAGGAAAAAACGAATTAGTTTCAACAATTAAAGGCGGTAAGCGTAAAATAAAAAGAGTATGGCAGTCGAAAGGATAGTAAATATAATTGTAAATGAATTAGGCATTGATTCCGCAATTGACAATACGCAACGCCTTGAAAAAGGATTAGATAGTGTAAGTGGCTCGAGTACTAATTTAGCAGGAGGTATGAAAGAAAGCACCAACTCTGTTTTAGAGAATGGAGGCGCTATGGGATTGCTTAATGATGCTACAGGAGGACTTGCAATGACTGTTAAAGATGCAGTAGAAGCAACCGCATTATTCGCTAAAGAAAGTAAAATATCTACGTTTATTCAAGGTGCTTATGCTACTGTTATAGGAACTTCTACAGGGGCAATGAAAGCCTTTAAGGTAGCTTTGATAGGAACGGGAATAGGAGCTTTGGTAGTTGGATTAATTCTATTAATTACTAATTTTGAAAAAGTAAAGACAGCGGTTTACAATCTTATTCCGGGACTTAAAGACGTAGGAGAATTTGTAGGTAATATTATAAATGCTGTTACTGATTTTATAGGCGTCACCAGCGAAGCTGAAAGAGCCTTTGCAAGATTAACGGAACAAGCGGACAAATCTTTAGCTAAAAATAAAAAGTTCTTAGCTGAACAAGGCGACCAAATAGACGAATTTACAAAACGTAAAATTGAAGCTAATAACGCATACAATGAAGCTATAAAAGAACAAGGTGCGGATGTTATTGCATTAGCTAAAAGACAAAATAGAGAGATAGCACAAATTGACGCAGACAGAAACGAAGCACGTGCAAAGAAAAGAAAAGAAGAGCAAGATAAAATTGATGATGAGAATAAAAGGATAGCTGACAAGGCAAAACAAGAAAGAGAAAAACAAAAAGCAATCGATGATAAAATCGCAGAAGACAGAAAAAAACTCGCTGAGGATAATCTAAAGGCATTAAATGAATTTCAAATAGCTGTTAATAATGCTGAGTTTGAACAGCGATTAATTGAAGAAGAAAATTTACGTTTAAGATTAGAAGCAATAACTAATTTTGAAGACGAAAAAGCTAGGATAGAAAAAGAGGCTAAAGATAAAGAAATTGAAAACGCTAAAACTGTACAAGAAGCAAAATCAGAAATACAGGATATGACTTTAAATAACGTTGCTAACGGTATTAATTTACTTTCTAACTTAGCAGGTAAAAGCAGAGCCTTGCAAGTAGCTTCTATTATTGCTGATAGTGCCGTAGGTATAGCAAAAGTCGTTATTAATACAAAAGCTACTAATGCAGGTTATCGTTTAAAATATGCATTAGTTCCTGGAGGTGAAGCTATCGCACAAGGATTAATTTTACAAAATAATATTGGCGCAGGAATTGGAATTGGTGCAAACGTATTAGCAACAGCAAAAGCATTGTCTGCTTTAAAATCTAGTGGAGGGTCAATTTCTCCAAGTTTAGGAAGCGATGGACAAGCAAGCGCACCACCACAATTTAATATAGTAGGGCAAAATACAAATAACCAACTTGCTCAAACAATAGGCTCACAACAAAGACAGCCTATTGAAGCGTTTGTAGTAAGTGGTAACGTTACTAATGCACAACAGTTAGATAGAAATAGAATTAATACGGCAACATTTGGAAGTTAAGATTTCAATACGATAAAACTAGAAGTAGTTTACCCCTTATTTAAGCATTGCAGATAAGGGTTTTTTTATGCTTAAACGTTACACTAAAGTTATATTTCGTTAATAGAGTATGGAAACATACAAAGTAATATTTAAGCAAGGAGAAACACAAGGAGTGTACGGAATTTCACTAGTTGAAAATCCTGCTATGGAATCTCAATTTATTGCATTAAGCAAAGAAGAGCCTTTACAACTTAAAGTTACCGATGCTGAAAAACGTATTCTTACGGGTGCGGTACTTATTCCAGACAAGCCAGTTTATAGAAATCAAGGAGGTAAAGAATTTAATATCATATTCCCTGCTGAAACAATAAGATTAACATCTGAGAATTATCATCGTCAAGGCTATCAAAACAATTCAACTTTAGAGCATGATGAACAGATGAAACTTTCAGATGTTACTTTTGTAGAATCTTGGATTAAAGAAGATATGATAAACGATAAATCCGCAATGCATGGATTTAATGAACCAGTTGGAACATGGTATGCTTCAATGAAAGTTGATAGTGATGAAGTTTGGAATGACTTTGTTAAGACAGGTAAAGTAAAAGGATTTTCTATTGATGGATTATTCGACTTAGAGAAAATTAATTTAAAAACTGAATCAAATATGAATGTAACAGAAATTGTCGAAGCTATTAAAAGTGGTTTTGCTTCTTTATCTT